AAGAAGTCAGGTGATAAAATCACAGCAATCAAACCAAACATTGCAGACAAGGTTGCAAACAAGATTGCAGGTATGGTTGACATTGTGGCAAGGGTAGTTGTGGAAGATGATGAAACAAGAACATTGAATTTCAAATCCAATGAAGTAATCTTTGGCGGTGGAAGATTAAAGAACATCAAGACCACATCAATTCCTTTGGATTGGGATGAACTTTTGAAAGTGTATGATGAAGCAAATTTTTTTGCCAAACCTGCTGAAGAAATTCAGAAAGATGCAAAAGAAACTGCTGAAGAAACACCATCAAGAAGGGGAAGAAAATTACGCACACAGTCAGAACCTGTTGAAGAATCTTCTGATGAACCTGTTCAGGATGGAACAACCAACACTGATTCAGAAACAGTTGTCTTGGATGCAGACACATACTTCCATGATATCAAGAATGACAATTATGTGATGAAACATGCAGGTGATTCTGTTGACATGATTGTTGATGGTGTGGAAGTCATGAAGGTCATCACCAAAGAAGAATTTGGTGAAGGTATTAAGAAGTTGTCAGGTGCAGGGGAAGAAAAACCTGCAAGAAAAAGAAGAACAAAAAAGGAAAGATAATCATGAAGAAATTTATTGAAGTATTAAAGGAAGCAGGAATTTATGACCACATTGTTGAAACAATCGTGGATGTTAGAAACAGATATGGTGCAAAGGATGCAACCAAAGGAATCACAATGATTCTGAAAACAGAAATGATTAGAAATCCTAAGTTGCTTGATGTCTTCATGGATGATATTGAAGACTTAGGTTTCAAGACAGTTGGTGCAGAAATCATGAAATCAGTTGTGGATATTGAAAAGGTTGATGCAATGAAAGATGTCAATCCTGATGAACTGTTCAAGAAAGCAACAGAACATGGTGACAGTGGATTGAAGAAATCCAATGAAGAAGCACTTGAAGATGCTGTTGTTGGTAGTTTTATTGATTTCCTTAATGGAATTGCAAATATGTTAAATGATTAAGAAAGGTTAAAAAGGTGAATGAAATGAGTATTTTTGATAAATGGGATAAGAATGTGGACACAGAAGGACTTCAGAAAGATATTGCTGAAGCAGAAGCAAATGGTGGTCAGGGTGACTATCGTGAAGTGCCTGTTGGTACATATGAAGTTAAGATTGACAAGATGGAAATCAAGGAATGTGGTTCAGAAAAACATGCAGGTGAACCAATGTTCACAGTTCAGTTCAGAATCCTTGAAGGTGACTTTGAAAACAGTTGCTTATTCATGAATCAGCTTATCACAGAAGGATGGCAGATTGGACAGGTCAACAAGTTCCTTAGAAGTCTTGATGTCAATGACACAGTGGAATTCAAAACATATGGTCAGTACAATGACATGATTATGGACATGATGGAATCCATTGATGGAAGTCTTGAATTCCTTCTTGAATATGGCAAGAACAAGAAAGGCTATAACACATTCAAAATCAAAGATGTGTATGAAGTATAAAGAAAAGTAGGTGAATCTGATGCTATTCTTTGACTTTGAAGTGTTTATCAAGGATTGGCTTGTGGTCATCCTTGATATGGACAATAGAAAAGAACATGTCATCATCAATTCACCTTCTGACCTTAAACAATTCTATCAGGAACACAAAACAGACATATGGGTTGGATTCAACAATCATCATTATGATGATTACATCCTGAAAGGAATCCTTTGTGACATGAATCCAAAGGAAATCAATGACCACATTATTATCAAAGAAAAAGCAGGTTGGACATTTTCAAATCTGTTCAGGTCAATTCCATTACTGTCATATGATGTGTTCCAAGCAAAGATTGACAGGGGACTGAAGTTCTTTGAAGGAAGTCTTGGAAACATGGTGAAAGAATCATCCATTCCATTTGATATTCCAAGAAAGCTGACAGAAGAAGAACTTCAGGAAACTGTTAAATATTGTAGACATGATGTGGAACAGACTGTTGAAGTATTCATGCAAAGGAAAGCAGACTTTGATGCAATCATGTCACTAATAAAGATGTTCCCTGAAGTTCTATCAATCAGGGACATTGGACTGACAAAGGCACAAATCAGTGCAAAGATTTTGGAATGTGAAAAGGTCAGAAGAAATGATGAATTTGACCTGTTTGTACTTCCTTGCATACAGATAAAGAAATATAGAAAAGCAATTGATTTTTACATGTCAATGGTTGGGAAAACTAATCAGAAAGAAGTGTATTCAGAATCATTGAACATGATTATTGCAGGATTGGAACACAACATCAGTTGGGGTGGAATCCATGCAGGAAAAGAAAAATATCAGAATCTTGGACATGGTAGGCAGATATGGCATGTTGATGTTGCTTCCTTCTATCCAAGACTAATGATATTTCATAACCTGCTTACAAGAAACAGCAAGAAACCTGAAAAGTTCAAAATGATTTATAACAGAAGAATTGAATTAAAACATGCAGGTAAAAAGAAAGAACAAGCACCATTGAAGATTGTCATAAATGGAACTTATGGAATCAGTAAAGCAATCAATTCATTAGCATATGACCCAAGGAATGCAAACCTTATTTGCTTGAATGGTCAGTTGATGCTGATTGACCTGATAGAACATTTGGAAGTGATTGATGGATTTGAATTGATTCAGTCAAACACAGATGGTCTAATTGTCAGTCTTCCTGATACAGATGAAGCATTTGAACAGATGGATGATATTTGTTTTGAATGGGAAAAGCGTTGCAATATGGAATTGGAATTTGATGAAATCAGTTCTATTTGGGAAAAGGATGTCAACAATTATGTGTTCATATTTAGTAATGGCAAGATAGAAAGAAAAGGTGCTTATGTGAAAGAACTGTCACCACTTGACTATGACCTTCCAATCATAAACAAAGCATTGGTTGATAGGTTGGTCAAGGGAATCCCAATTGAAGCAACCATCAATGGATGTCAAGACCTGAAGGAATTTCAGATGGTCAAGAAGATATCATCAAAGTATGACTGCATTATGCATGGTGGACATTGGGAAAAGCACAAAGCAATCAATCCTGCAACAGGCAGATTGAAAACATTCACAAGGTTTGTTGGTAACACCAAGAAACTGAATGAAAAATGCGTCAGGGTCTTTGCATCAGTAAATGAATCTGATGGTGGACTTTGGAAAATTAAAAAAGATGGTAGTAAAGCAAAGGTTGAAGGAACACCTGAACACTGCTTCATCTTCAATGATGAAGTGAATGGTATCAAAGTTCCAAGACAACTAAATAAGCAGTGGTATATAGACACAGCTTATGACAGATTATCAGGATTTGGAATTTGTGAAGGAAGAAGGTGAAATTGATTGGATTGGAAAGGAAACAGCATGGTCTTCAAAGGCTATGCAACAGGCACAGGAAAGAAAGCAACCATGAAGGTCAAGGATGCACAGCTTCTTTCATGGGATGATGTTCAAGGGAATCAGTCATTTGGTGCAATCCTGAATCAGGACTTTGTTGATATTTCATTTGATACTGATGAACTGTCACAGAAGTTTTGGGACATGGCAGAAAAGAACAATTGGGATTGTTTGATTCTTGAAAATCCTGAAAATGGACACATTCACAGCTATTGGAAGGACACAGAACACAGGATTGAAAAGGGTGGAAAGGATAAAAAACTTGCAGTTGGATTGATTGCAGATATTCATTCAGGTTCAACATACATACCACTGAGGGTCAATGGTGTTGATAGATTTCCACCATCCTTTGAACCTGATGACATTGATGAAGTTCCTGATGAATTGATTCCTGTGAATACAAGTATCAATCTTGCAGACTTGCAGGAAGGGGATGGAAGGAATGATGAATTGTTCAAATACATCCTAATTCTTCAGTCACAGCTTATGTTGGACAGAGAACCAATAAGAAGGGTGTTAGATAACATCAATCATTTTATCTTTCAGGACGCATTATCAGAAGAAGAAATGGATGTCATCACAAGGGATGATGCATTTGCAAAACCAATTTTCTACAAAGGAAAAACATTCTTGCATAATGCTTTTGGTCAGTACATGAAGAATGAATATCACATCAAAAGGATTCAGGGACAGCTTCATGTGTATGATGGTGGGATTTATAAATCAGGTTACAGATTCATTGAATCCAAGATGGTTGAATTGATTCCAACACTGAAAGCAAATCACAGAGTGGAAACCCTAAAGTATTTGGAAATTATCACACCTGAAGAAACACAGGTTGCAGATGCAAATCTGATTGCATTCAGGAATGGTCTTTATGACTTAGCAACAGATGAACTTCTTCCATTCAGTCCTGACCATGTTATTACAAACATGATTCCTTGGGACTATAACCCTGAAGCATACAGTGAATTGTGTGATAAGACCTTGAACAAAATATCCTGTCAGGATGATGAAATCAGAGCGTTACTTGAAGAATGTATTGGATATTGCTTCTTCAGACAAAATGAATTATCAAAATCATTCTTCCTGACAGGTTCAGGGTCAAATGGTAAATCGACATTTTTGGATATGGTGAAGAATGTGCTTGGAAGACCAAACTATGTATCACTTGATATGGATGAACTTGGTGAACGATTCAGCACAACAACAATGTTTGGAAAATTAGCAAACATTGGTGATGATATCAGTGATGAATTCCTGCAAGGAAAGGTGATTGCACAGTTCAAGAAGATTGTTAGTGGAAATGATATCAAGGCAGAAAACAAAGGTCAAGATGCATATTTCTTCAAACCAACAGTCAAGCTGTTATTCAGTGCAAATGAGATTCCAAGAATGAGAAACAAAGGATTTGAAGCAATCAAAAGAAGACTTGTTATCATTCCATTCAATGCTAAATTCAGCAAGGATGATGACGATTTTGATGCAGGAATCACTTGGAAGCTAAAGAAACAGGATGTTGCAGAATACTTGATAAAACTTGGTATTGAAGGATTGAAAAGAGTTCTGACAAATCAGGGATTCACAGAATCACAGAAGGTCAAGGATGAAGTTGACAACTTTGAAAAAGACAACAATCCAATTCTTCTATTCTTGGAAGAAGTGGAAGAAGATGAAATCCTGAACCATGAAACCAAAGAAGTGTTTGCAAGGTATGACACATTCTGCAATGAAAATGGATTCACAAGAATTGCAATGCAGACTTTCACCAAGGAAATTAAGAAACACCTTGGATGTGACAGGAAGGATGTCAGATTGAATGGTAAGAAAGCAATAATTTTTATTAAGTAGAAAGGATGATGGATGATGGAATTACATGAAGAAACAGATGGTCAGTTATCATTTGCAGAAGATGTTGTCAATCATCCATCCCACTATTGTCAGGATGGTGGAATGGAATGTATTGATGAAATGATAGCAATCTTTGGAAAAACAGCAGTCAAGCATTTTTGCCTGTTGAATGTATGGAAGTACAGAAAAAGGGCAGTGTTCAAGAATGGTGCTGAAGATATGAAGAAAGCTGATTGGTACATGAAGAAGTATGTGGAACTTGGTGGAAAGGCGGTGAACTGTTGATGAATTATCATAACATTACAAAAGATGACATGAATAATGGTGATGGTTTGCGTGTGGTTCTTTGGGTGGCAGGATGCAGTCATCATTGCAAAGGTTGTCAGAATCCTGTGACATGGAATCCTGATGATGGTATTGAATTTGATATCAGAGCAAAGAAGGAAATCTTCAAGGAACTGAAAAAGAAGCACATTGCAGGAATTACATTCAGCGGTGGTGACCCTTTATTTTCAACCAACAAGGGAACAGTTTTCTGTCTGTGTCAGGAAATCAAAAAGAAGTTTCCAACTAAGACTATTTGGATTTACACAGGCTATGATTGGGAAACCATCATGAATAACAAATATATGAAAGCAGTGATGAAATATGTTGATGTTCTTGTGGATGGTGAATTCATTGAAGAATTGAAAGATGTCAATTATCCTTGGGCAGGTTCTACCAATCAAAGGGTGATTGATGTTCAGAAATCACTGAAGGAAGGAAAGGTGATTCTGCATGAAAGTAATTAAGAAAGATGGAACACATGAAGGTTATGACTTCATGAAGATAAAGAATGCAGTCACAAAATCTGCAAAAAGGGTCATGATTGACCTTGATGATGAAGCATTTGACAGACTGAAAGACATTGTTGAATTAAGACTGTCATTGCTGAATACAGAACTGATTCCAATTGCAGACATGCACAATGTTGTGGAAGAATCATTGGAACAGTTTGACCCAAGAATTGCAAAGTCATATAAAGACTATCGCAACTATAAAAAAGACTTTGTTCACATGATGGATAAGGTATATCAGAAATCACAATCCATCAGATTCATTGGTGACAAAGAGAATGCAAACACTGACAGCACATTGGTAGCAACTAAAAGATGCTTGATATTCAATGACCTGAATAAAAGACTGTACAGAAAATTCTTTATGACACAGGAAGAACTTCAAGCATGTAAGGATGGTTACATATATGTACATGACCAATCAGCAAGGTTGGACACAATGAACTGTTGTCTGTGTGATGTTGGTTCAGTCATGAAAGGTGGTTTTGAAATGGGGAATATTTGGTATAACGAACCAAAGACCCTTGATACTGCTTTTGATGTACTTGGTGACATCATTCTTTCAACAGCTTCACAGCAGTATGGTGGATTCACTGTTCCTGAAGTGGACAAGATTCTTTCACCTTATGCAGTGAAATCATTCAAGAAATATGTTGATGAATACTATCAGATGATATCAGCATATTCAGAACTTGATTCAGATGATGTATCAAAGAATGCAAACACCTATGCAATGCAAAAGGTCAAAAGAGATTTTGAACAGGGATTCCAAGGAATAGAAATGAAGCTGAACACAGTTGGTTCAAGCAGGGGTGATTATCCATTCATCACAATGACATTTGGTCTTGCAACAGATGAATTTGGAAAGATGGCATCCATCACATTCCTTGAAGTTCATGCAAAGGGGCAGGGCAAGGAAGGAAACAAAAAGCCTGTGTTATTCCCTAAGTTGGTATTTTTGTATGATGAAAATCTGCATGGTGAAGGATGCATCAATGAAGATGTCTTTGAAGCAGGGATTGAATGCAGTTCCAAAACAATGTATCCTGATTGGTTATCACTGACAGGTGAAGGATATGTTGCTTCTATGTATAAGAAATATGGAAGGGTGGTTTCCCCTATGGGATGCAGGGCATTCTTATCACCTTGGTATGAAAAAGGTGGAATTCATCCTGCTGATAAATCAGACAAGCCTGTGTTTGTTGGAAGATTCAACATTGGTGCAGTTAGTCTTCATCTTCCAATGATTCTTGCAAAATCAAGACAGGAAAGCAAAGACTTCTATGAAGTGCTTGATTATTATCTGAATATGATTAGAAAGATTCATCAAAGGACATATGACTATCTTGGTGAAATGAAAGCATCAACAAACCCAATTCAGTATTGTGAAGGTGGTTTCTATGGTGGACACCTGAAACCAACAGACAAAATCAAACCATTGCTAAAACCAATGACTGCATCCTTTGGAATCACAGCATTGAATGAACTTCAAGAATTATACAATGGAAAATCCCTTGTGGAAGATGGACAGTTTGCGTTGGATGTTCTGAAGTATATCAATGACAAGGTGAATGAATTCAAGGAAGAAGATGGTTGGTTATATGCAATCTATGGAACACCTGCTGAATCACTTTGTGGTCTTCAGATTGAACAGTTCAGAAAAATGTATGGTGTGATTGAAAATGTATCTGACAGACCTTATGTGTCAAACAGCTTCCATTGTCATGTGACTGAAGACATCACACCAATTCAGAAGCAGGATTTGGAAGGTAGATTTTGGGATTTATGCAATGGTGGGAAAATCCAATATGTAAGATATCCAATTGACTACAATAAAGATGCAATCAGGACATTGGTCAGAAGGGCAATGGATAAAGGATTCTATGAAGGTGTGAACTTATCACTTGCATATTGTGATGATTGTGGACATCAGGAACTTGAAATGGATGTGTGTCCTGTGTGTGGTTCAACGAACCTGACAAAGATTGACAGAATGAATGGATATCTTTCTTATAGCAGGGTACATGGTGATACAAGATTGAACAGTGCAAAGATGGCAGAGATTAAAGAAAGGAAATCAATGTAGTTATGAACGGAAAAGAATATCAGAAATTAGCAATGAGAACATGCAGTATTCCATATGACAACAAAGAAGGAAGATTGCATCACGCAGTGTTTGGACTTACTTCAGAAGCAGGTGAAGTTGCAGGAATTCTTCAGAAGGTATATCAGGGACATGAATTTGACAAAGAGCATATCAAGAAAGAACTTGGTGACTGTCTTTGGATGATTGCTGAAGCATGTGAAGCACTTGACCTTGATATGGATGATGTAATGCAGACAAACATTGACAAGCTGAAAGCAAGATATCCTGAAGGATTCAGTGCTGACAGGTCACTTCACAGAAAAGAAGGTGACATTTAATGTTCTTAAAATTAGCACTTATCTTTATTATTTGGGGAATTTATGGTGATTTAGAAAAGAAAAATGATGAAACTTCTTCATTTTGTATGGTTTTATTGACATTTTTAATAATTTTTAGTTAGGCGGTGAATTGATGTTAAGATGTGAAATTTTGGATGTGCAGGGTTTTGACCCTGCTATCCATGGAATGAGAAACCCAAAGAACAGTTGGGATAAGTCAGACAGTTATGATGCAGTTGATTGTGGTAAATGTGGACTAATTGAAGAAAAGGGTGTCTGCAATAAAGAAGACAGACTTGGAAGATGTGACAACTTCAGATGTTATGCTGTCGGTGATAATGACCTGAAGCTGATGAAAACATTATTCAATGCAGGAACAGAACACAGGAAGTATGACAGAATGATTCAGGTATGGATAGATATTGAAGCACCTTTGTATTGGTGGAAGGAATTTGACACATACAAGATTGGAACTGTTGCAAATAGTTGTTCTACCATGCATAAGATTCACAGCAGGGATTTAACCTTGCAGGATTTCAGCACAGAACATCTTTCCAAGACTAACCTGATTGTGGTGGACATGGTCATTGATGCAATCAATAATGCAAGACAGGATTTCCTTCAGAATCATGACAAAATTGATTGGTGGCAGATGATTCAGCTTCTTCCATCATCATACAATCAGAAGCGAACAGTGATGATGAACTATGAAGTGATTGCAAGAATCATTGAACAAAGGTCACATCATAAGTTGGATGAATGGCATCAGCTTATTGATGTTCTTGGTGGTCTTCCTTACATGCAGGAATTGATAAAATAACTGTTCTTGGTTGTTCTTGGTGCTTATAATTTTGACACCACCAAGAACAGAACACAGCAGTGGTTGAAGGGTATGCAAGAACAACAAAGAACACTAGCAAGAACAGCGAAAAGCCTTTATTTACAAGGGTTTCAAGACTTCTGTTCTTGGTGTTCTTGGTGTTCTTGGTACTTTTCACTTTTAAATAAAAATAGTAATTTTATTGTATTTTACTATATATTTATATGATTTTAGGTGAAAAAAAAATAAATATATAGTAGTAGTGTTTTAGCAAGAACACCAAGAACACAAAAGACAGGCGGTGATGAAAATTGATTCTTGATGATATCAGAGAATTGAAGCAGGACATTGATGAATTGCAGATGAAGATTGATGCATTTACAACAGCAGGTGCAATCAGATATGACAAGGAATGTGTTCAGACAAGTCCATCAGGTGATTCACTTGAAAAAATGATTATTAGATTGATTGAAGATAAGGATAATCTTGAACATCTGATAAAAGAATATCAATATATGTGTTCAAAAGTAAACTTTGCTTTATATACAATCAGACAGCAGGAATTTATCAGATTGTATTATTTTCAAGCGTATTCTATGAAACAATGTTGTCATGAAATGAGAACAACATACAATAATCTTTGTAATATAAAAAAAAGGATAGAGTGCTGAATAAATTCAGTATAATGCTTGACAAGTGAACTGAATATGTTATAATATGTATGATGAATAAGTATAAATAAAAATAAGTGAAAGACACCACCCTGAAAAGGGCAGGTGTCTTTTTGCGTTGGTTAATAACAAAGAAAGGAGTGTTGCAGGATGGCAAGAAAGCTGACTGACAAACAGAAGAAATTTGTTGAAGAATACCTGATTGACCTGAATGCAACACAGGCTTGCATCAGGGCAGGTTATAAACCTGAAAATGCTGACAAGATGGGGTCAGAACTACTAGGGAAAACTAGAGTTTCAGAAGCAATTGCTAACGCAATGGCAGAAAGAAGCAGAAGAACAGGAATCAATCAGGATAGGATTGTTCAGGAACTTGCAAGAATAGCATTTGTTAAGATAACAGATGTTGTTGATTCTGATGGTGAAATAAATACAAATGCTTCTGATGATGACCTTGCATGTATTGAATCATACAAGGTTGAAGATTCTGATTCAGTGAATGGTTCATCTTCCAAAAGGGAAGTCAAACTTGCTTCCAAAATAAAAGCACTTGAATTATTAGGAAAGCATGTTGGAATGTGGAATGACAAAATTCAAGTTGATGTTTCCATTCCTGTGTTTGGGGGTGAAGATGACCTTGAAGAATAAACACAGGAATAATGGGAAAGGAAAGGGAAACAGAAAAGAACAGCTAAAAAGAAGACGGAAAAGACAAAAGAATCAAGTTCCAAAGACCAAGAATTCTTATTGGTGCATTGATGGAAATTTCACCAATCATCCTGTTGCTTACTGCACACATTATCATGGTGTATTGACACAGGGATTGATGGATGTACATAAATGCAAAGAACATGGATGTTTCAGGTTAAGGGAAGGTGATAAATTTGAATAAGAAATATTATCACCTACCTGATATTGTTGGAAAAGGATATAAGAAGTTTTGGAACTTCAAAGGAAGATACAGAGTTGTAAAAGGAAGTCGTGCTTCCAAGAAATCCAAGACAACAGTACTTTGGTACATTTACAACCTGATGAAATATCCTGAATCAAATCTGTTGGTCATCAGAAAGACCTTCAGAACATTGAAAGATTCTTGTTATGCTGATTTGAAATGGGCATGTCACAGATTTGGTGTTGACCATTTATGGCAGTTCACATTGTCACCTTTGGAAGCAACATATCTTCCAACAGGTCAAAAGATATATTTCAGGGGATTAGATGACCCTTTGAAAGTCACATCTATTGCAGTTGATAAAGGCTGTCTGTGTTGGATGTGGATTGAAGAAGCATATGAAATCATGTCTGAAGCTGATTTTGATATGTTGGATGAATCAATCAGGGGTGAATGTCCTGATGGACTATGGAAGCAGATAACACTGACATTCAACCCTTGGAATGAACATCATTGGATGAAGAAACGATTCTTTGACAATCCTGACCCTGATACACTTGCATTGACTACAAACTATTTATGCAATGAATGGTTGGACAAAGCTGACTTGCAGGTGTTTGAAAGGATGAAAAAGAATAATCCAAGAAGATATGCAGTTGCAGGTCTTGGTGAATGGGGAATTGTTGATGGTCTTGTATATGAGAATTGGAAAGAACAGGCATTCACACTTGATGATATAAGGAATTGCAAAACAAGATGTGGACTTGACTTTGGTTATACAAATGACCCTTCAGCATCACCAATCATGTTTCTTGATTTGAAAAATAAGAAACTGTATGTGTGGGATGAACTTTATAAAACAGGTTTATCTAATAAGAAAATATATGAAGAACTATCATCAATGGGATATGGAAAAGAGAAATTCACAGGTGATTCTGCTGAACCAAAGTCCATTGATGAATTGAAATCCCTTGGACTAAGAATCAAGGGGGCAAAGAAAGGAAAAGACAGCATCAACAATGGAATACAGTGGATTCAAGACCTTGAAATCATTGTCCATCCGAGATGTGTCAACTTCCTGACAGAAATATCCAACTATACATGGGATAAAGATAAATTTGGAAACAAACTGAACAGACCAATTGATGATTTCAACCACTTAATGGATGCAATGCGTTATGGGTTGGAAGATGACATCATTGGAAACGCTTGGTTGTATTAGAAAGGATGGTGAAGAAATGTGTTAAAGGAAGATGAAATTCTGAAGTTTATTCAGGAAGACAAGGTGTCAACCAAGAAGAACCTTGCTTCAATTGGTCAAAAATACTATGATGCAGACCATGATATCATGCATTATAGAATGTTTTATTTCAATGCTGATGGACAATTGGTTGAAGACACAACAAGAAGCAATGTCAAGATTTCACATCCATTCTTCACTGAATTGGTTGACCAAGCAGTGCAGTATATGTTGTCAGGTGAAAATGGAATCATCCATTCTGATATTCCTGAACTTCAGACAAGATTGGATGAATACTTTGATGATGATTTTATCTGTGAATTGAATGATGTTCTGACAGGTACAATGGCAAAGGGATTTGAATATATGTATGCTTACATGAACAAAGATGGGAAACTGTCATTTGAATGTGCAGATTCCCTTGGTGTTGTGGAAGTCAGAGAAAAGGACACAGATGATGGATGTGCCTATGTAATTTATTGGTATGTGGACAAGCTAACCAAAGAAAACAAGGTCATCAAAAGAATTCAGGTATGGGATGAAAATCAGACAACATTCTATGTGCAGGAAGAAGAAGGAAAGCTGATTCTTGATGAATCAGAACCAATCAACCCAAGACCACATATAGTTTATAAGAAAGATGGTGATGATTCCATCTATTATGAAAACTTTGGTTTTATTCCATTCTTCAGATTGGATAATAACAAGAAACAATGGTCAGGATTGAAACCAATCAAAGATTTGATTGATGACTATGACATCATGTCATGTGGTCTTTCAAATAACCTTGCTGATTTTGATTATCCATTGCATGTTGTCAAAGGTTTCCAAGGTGATAATCTTGATGAACTTCAGCAGAACCTGAAGACCAAGAAGATGATTGGTGTTGACCCTGAAGGTGGTGTGGAAGTCCACACAATAGATATTCCATATCAGGCAAGACAGGCAAAGATGCAGGAAGATGAAAAGAACATTTACAGATTTGGAATGGGATTCAATTCTGCACAGCTTGGTGATGGTAATGTTACCAATGTTGTTATCAAATCAAGATATGCACTTCTTGATTTGAAGTGTAACAAGTTGGAAATCAGAATGAAGCAGTTCCTGAAGAAGATTGTGAAGGTTGTCATTGGTGAAATCAACAGAATTGATGGAACTGATTATCAGGTTGCAGATGTGTGGTTTGATTTTAAACGTGAGGTCATGACCAATGCACAGGATAATGCACAGATTGAATTGACTGATGCACAGAAACAGCAGATACAAATCAATATAATCCTGTCACTTCAGGGTGTTCTTGATGATGAAACAATCATTCAGACCATCTGTGAAATCCTTGATATTGATTATGAAGATATCAAAGACAAACTTCCTGAAGATGAAGAACAGGATAATCAGCTTGCACAATCCACCTTGGAAGGGATTGTTCCTGAAGAAGGTGGTGAATACATAGATGAATAAGACTGAAAAACAGATTGCTAAATATCAGCTTCAGCAGGAACAAAAGACCTTGCGTGAATTGAAACAGGTATATGCACAGGCATCAAAAGACCTGCAAAAATCAATCAATGACCTGAATCTTAGAACTGATATGCAGAATCTTCAGTCTATCATCTATCAGGTCAAATATCAGGAAGCAATGAAGAAACAGATTGATGGTATTCTTGATAAGCTGAACAAAGGGTCTTATCAAACCATCAATGAATATCTTCAGGATGCTTATCACAATGGATATATTGGAAATATGTATTCTTTGCAGAAACAGGGAATTCCAATCACAGTTCCAATTGACCAAAAGAAGGTGCTGACTGCACTTCAGACTGATTCAAAACTGTCTTCCAAGTATCATTCAGGTGATGTCTTGAAAGGAAGGCTTGCTGAAGATGTCAAAAAACTGAAAGTGACCATCAGGGCAGAGTTATCAAGGGGAATTGCAAATGGTGAAACATGGCAACAGGTAGCATATAAGATTGCACTTGGTATGAACAATCCAATGTCAAAAGCCTTGAACATGGCAATGAGAATTGCAAGAACTGAAGGTCACAGAGTAAATCAGCAAGGATTCCTTGATGCAGGTACTGAAGCAAAGAAAAAGGGTGCTGACATTGTAAAACAATGGGATGCAACACTTGATTCAGTCACAAGACCTTGGCATCAGGAAGCAGATGGTCAAATCAGGGAATGGGATGACTTCTTTGAAGTTGGCGGTGAAAAGATGAAAGCACCATCCATTGGTGGTTCTGCAAGGAATGTCTGCAATTGCAGATGTCAGCTTCTTCAAAGGGCAAAATGGGCATTGGATGAAGCTGAACTGAAAACCCTTCAGGACAGAGCATCATTCTTTGGATTGGACAAATCAAAGTCCTTTGAAGACTTCAAAAAGAAGTATTTGAAGTTACCAAGTAATGCTGATACAATGAAATTGAAAACATTACCTAAACCGACAGGTTCAAAAGATTCACATTATGATGGATTTTTCAAAAGATTGAATCAGATGAATGTTGATTACAATCCTGTTCAGAATCAAATTAAGAAGGTGACAGAAGAAGAAATCATCAATCTTCTTGCAGGTGGTGACAGAACTTCAGGTTCATGTGCTTCTGTTGGTCTTGCTTATATTGGACAAAAACAGGGATGGGATATTCTTGATTTTAGGGGAAACAAAAGTCAGGAATTCTTTTCAAATGGTCTGAATCTTAATGGTTTATCAAAAACTGAAGGAGTCAAAACCTTGAAAGCAGATGGAAAATGTTCATTAACTGTTGGTAATAGGTTATTGAAACAGGTGGAAACAGGTAAAGAATACTATTTATGTGTTGGAAAACATGCTTCTATTGTCAGAAAAACAGAAGAAGGAAAACTTCAATATTTAGAATTACAATCAGCATATAATAGTGGTTGGACAGATTTCAATGGAAATCCTAAAAGTACACTTCATGACAGGTTTGGTTGTACTTCCACATCAGATTATGGAACATCATCAACTTATGATTTCATGATTGATATTGAAGAAAGTGATTTTTCAACAGATGATTTCAAATCTTTACTTGGTTACATTAACACATCAGATTCTGCACAGAAGAAGGGAAAAAATGGAACAATCAAGTAAATGGTATAAGAACAACCCTGATGACAAGATATGGTGGTTGAACAATCCTGAAATAAAAGGTGAATGGGTGTTTTCTTTTGATAAGAAGACTGAATTCAATATGTTCAGAGATTACCCACATGCATTGACATCAGAACAAAAGAAAATCTTTGATGAAGAAAATCCATATTGGAAGAACTTCTTCATGGATAGAACACAGTAATTTAAACACCTTGGAAACAGGGTGTTTTTATTATGTCCTAAGTAAGACATTAAACTGCTTTATTTTTATGTCATTTTCATGGGTGACCATGTAAAACATCAGTGACTGACAGTCACATCCAAGACATAACTTGTAAAAATTGTAAATGTGAAAGGAAGGAATATAACAATGACATTACAGGAATTATTGAAAGCACAGAACTTGACTGATGAACAGGTCAAAGGAATTCTTGATGCTATGAAACAGAACAAAATCTATACTGCATCAGAAGAAAATCTTGATGTGAGATATGGAAAATTAAAGACTGACCATGATGCAATGGTTGCAAAGGATGCAGAATCACAGAAGCTGATTGCAGAACTTCAGAAAGCAACTAAAGGTCAGGAAGATGTGCAGACAAAAATTACAGAGTATGAAGCAACAATTCAGAAACAGCAGGAAGAACTTGCTGAAGCAAAAACAGAATCTGCATTGAAGATTGGTCTTCTTTCAGCAGGTGCAAAGGCAACCGATATTGATTATCTGATTTATAAAATGAATCATGACAGTGATTGGAAACCTGAACTTGGTGAAGATGGTCAGGTCAAAGGTCTTGATGACAAGGTAAAAGGACTGAAAACACAGTTCCCAAGTCAGTTTGAATCAACTTCCACAAAGAAGATTGAAGAAAAGAAATTGGACAAGCCTGAACAGAAAGACACAGTCACAAAGGAAGACTTCAATAAAATGGGATATCAGGCAAGAAATAAGCTGTTCAATGAAAATCCTGAATTATACAAAGAATTATCAAGCAATTAAGAAAGGTTAAAAGGTGAAAAATTATGGCAAGTACAACAACTAAATTATCCAATATTATCAATCCTGAAGTCATGTCTGACATGATTGAAGCAAAGATTGAAGCACAGTGCAAGATTACACCATATGCACATGTAAACACAGACTTACAAGGAACAGCAGGTGACACAATCACAGTTCCATCTTGGAATTACATTGGTGATGCTGAAGACTTTGATGTTGAAAAGGCATCTGACACAAATGCTGAAGTTGAAACAACAAATCTGACAGCAGGAAGCACCACTTTCACAATTAAGTGTGCAATGAAGGCTGTTTCTATCTTACAGACTGCAATCAACAGTGGTCTTGGAAATCCGATTGGTCAGGCAACTTTGCAGTTAGCAAAATCTATTGTCAACAAAGTGGACAATGACCTTATTGATGCTATTTATGCAAAGATGACTGCATCCAAGGATAAATGCATTACTGCTGATGAAAAAGCAAATTATGTCAACTATGATGGAATTGTTGATGCAGTAACTAAGTTTGAAGATGAAGAAGATGGAATTGAAAAGGTTATGTTCATCCATCCAAAACAGGAAAAAGCACTTCTTACTGATGCAGATTTCATTTCTGCTGATAAGTTTGAAGCAGGTGTTGCAGTCAATGGTTCTATTGGTAAGATTGCAGGTTGTTGGATTAAGAAATCCAAGAAAGTAAAACAGGAAGAAACAACCAACTGTTGGTTAAATCCTATCATCAAACTTGAACCTGATTCTGCTGAAACAGAGTACACAGAAGATGAACTTCCTGCATTAACTATCTTCTTAAAGAAAGATACACAGGTTGACCATGAATGGTTTCCTAAAAAGCAGAAGCATGATATCACAGCTTCTAAGTATTATGGTGTTGCAGTAACAAATGCATCTAAACTTGTTGTTGCAAAATTCAAGGGTGATGCACCTACTGCCTAAGTAAAGAAAGGCGGTGAATCTGATGATTATATCAGTTGATGATATTGTGTCCATGCCTGATTTCATAGGGCAGGACACAAAGATTCTTCAAAAGAAGCTGAATGCATTGGAACTTCTTATCAGGAAGTACACCAATAACAATTTTCAGAACAGAAGCATCAGATTCATAGGAAACAGTCTTGGTGACAGAATCTTTGGTGGTCATCCATTCATCAGAATGGGTGACACCATTCAGATTTCAGAATCAGAAGTGAATGATGGACTGTATGTGGTCACTGAAGTTGGTAAGAACTTCATAAGACTTGACAAAGAAGTGTTCACTGTTGATTCCAACATGGTCACAAAAGTTGTCTATCCTGAAGATATTCAGGTTGGAATCATCAATCTTCTGAAATATGAAGTTGATATGCGTGATAAGGTTGGAATTAAATCTGAATCACTGTCAAGACATTCTGTGACCTATGTTGATTATGATGCAAATAACCAAGTGATGGGATATCCTGTTTCCCTGCTTGGTTTTTTAAAACCTTACATGAAAGCAAGATTCTGATGATTTCAGTTGGTGGAAATACAACTGCATTGATTCAGGTGAAAGATAAAGGAAAAAAGAACATCATTGGTGAAAAGGAACATGTGTGGATGGATGTCACATCACTGAAAGGTTGGTTGGACTTATCCAATGGTCAGAATGACATTAGTGAATACAGTGCAAAGGTGCAATCATCCACACATATTTTCATCTGTGATTTTAAATCCTTCAGAAATCTTTCAAAGAAATGGGTTTGGAATCCATTTAACTTGAAAACAGGTGTGATTCAGTCTGAACAGGATGAAACAAAGATTGATGCAACATCTGAAAATGCAAGAATGATTATTGATGGGGTTGAATACCACATCTTAATGATTGATGACCCTATGGGAATGCATCAGCACTTGGAAATCATGCTTCAGTATGTTGGGGGTGGTTTAGGTGTCTAAGAATGTAGAATTCCATAGTTATTCAGTGAATGTGAAAACAGCACTGAAAGATAAAGCAATTGCTTTTCTTCATGAAATTGGTGGTGAAATCAGGTCACAGGCACAAAGAAATAGTAGAAGAAAGACATCACAGACAGCAGGTTCTTATCAATACAAGGTTGATGAAGATGCACTTGCAGTTCACATTGGTTCAGATTATTGGAATGCAATCTATGAAGAATTTGGAACAGGTGAACATGCAATCAATGGTGGTGGCAGAAAAGGTTATTGGGTCTTTATTGACACGGGTGGAAAACCACAAGCACCAAAAGGTGGGAAGACATACACCAAGGAAGAAGCAAAAAGAGTTGTTGCTATTATGAGAAAGAAAGGATTGAATGCTTATTATACCAATGGTAAAACAGCAAACAGACCTTTATACAGAGCATTCACAGCAACAGAAGGAAAGATTCAGTCTGTTGCTGAAAGATATTTTGGGGGTGTTTGATAATGACAACTGAAGGTCTTAATTATATAAACAACTTGTTGGAATCATTAAACATTCCCTATGAATTCATGGAATGGACTTCTGATATTCCTGAAACATATTGGGTTGGTGAATATCAGGAAATAGAACCATTGAATGAAGATGGAATGGAAGAATGTAATTTCATTCTGACAGGTAACACAAAAGGAAGTTTTCTGAATCTTGAAACTGTAAAGGAATTACTGAAGGACACACTTGGATGTGATGGAATAACAGATATCATGAAAAGTGGTTCAGGAATTGCAATCATGTATGTGACAGCATATCCTGTTCCTTCAGTTGAATTTGGTGTTCATAGATTAGAAATAACATTAAGAATAAAAGAATGGAAGGTGTAAAACATGGCAAAGTTTGGAAAAACAGGTGTGACATCCGACACACCTAAAAAGATTTTGTTTGGTGCAGGTACGATTCATAAGAATGTGACTTATGATGATACTTCCCACAAATGGAATTTTGAAAATTCAATTATGGGTGCAACACAGGGTGGTTCTAAGATTACAATCACACCTGAATTTGCAGACATTGAAGCAGATGGTGCAATGGTTGCGGTAAAAGGTCTTAAAGTCAAGACAGGTGAAACTGCTGAAATGGAAATCAATTTCCTTGAAATCACAAAGGATATTATCAAATCAGCAATCATTGGTGTTGATGGAACTTCCAAAGATACCAATTATGACCTGATTGAATCAAAGGCAGATGTTGAAGATGGTGATTATCTTCAGAATATTGCTTTTGTTGGTAAGACATTAGGCGGTAAAAACATCATTGTCATTATGGACAATGCACTTTGTACAAGTGGACTTGAATCAAATGGTGAAAATAAGAAAGAAGGGGTTGGAACATATACATTTGCATGTCATGCAGACCTTGATTCTGACCTTGATACCCTTCCTTATCACATTTATTATCCAAAAACACTTGCGTAATTAGAAAGGATGGTTTTGAACAATGGCAAAAGTAAAGGTTATAAATGAATTCAATGACAGATACACAGGGAAACTTCACAAGATTGGTGAAGTGTTTGAAGCTGATGACAAAAGAATTTCTGAAATCATGGAAGTTTCAAAACACCTGATTGAAGTGCAGGAAGACAAAGAACCTGCAAAGAGAACAAGAAAGAAAGTGGGTGAAGACTAATGGAATTTGAACTTAGAACACTGAAATCTGATGACTTATTCCCAATGTTTGGGATTCTTTCAAAGATTGGTTTCAAGGATTTAAAGGAAATCATCACACCTGATAAAATCAAAGACATGAAGTCAATGATTAGTCAGAAGGATGATGAAGATGAAAACACAGATGCTACAACAATGCTTGGTGTATCTGTTGTGATGGAAGTTGTTTCTATCATCATGAAGAATCTTCCTTCCTGCAAAAATGAAATTTACACTTTTCTTTCAGGTCTGTCAGGAATGACAGTCAAGGAAATTGGAAACCTTGACATGGTAACTTTCACTGAAATGATTGTTGCTGTTGTTCAGAAGCAGGAATTTAAGGATTTTTTCAAGGTTGTTTCAAAATTGTTCAAGTAAACCATCTTACTTTTATGGACTTGCTATTCAGAGAATACGCAAGTCCATTTATTTTGCTTGATAAGGTGATTGGTGCAGGACAATTGATGGACTTCTTGGAAGTCTTTGATGAAAAACAACAGCACAATGAACTTTGGGAATTCTATATTCACAAACTTCCACCTTGGGATGAAAGAACATTTGAGCAGTTCAAGCATGATTTGAAAGTTGGGAATAAACCAAAAATTGAAAGACCAACAAATGAACAGCTTGAAGCAACCATAAAAGATTCTTACAAAATCATGCAAAGTTTTGAAATAGAAAAGGAAGGGGGTTAATTGAATTATGGATTTGTTTAAACTTGTTGGAAGTATCTTCATCAATAACAAAGAAGCAAACAGTCAGATTGATGAAACCAATACAAAAGCACAGAATCTTGCAACCAAGATTGGTTCTGCTATGGAAACAGCAGGAAACAAAATCACAGGTCTTGGAAAAGCAATTGCACCTGTATCAGCAGTTCTTGCAACTGCACTGACTACTTCAACAAAGTCAGCTTCTGACTTTCAAAATGGTATGGCAAAGATGTCAACCTTGTTTGATACTTCCAAGACTTCAGTTAGTGACTTATCCAAGGAATTCTTGACCCTATCCAATAAAACAGGTTTGTCTGCATCAGAACTTGCTGAAGCAGGATATCAGGCACTGTCAGCAGGTCAGAGTGTGGACAAGGTTGGAAAGTTTGTTGAAACAGCAGGAAACCTTGCAAAAGCAGGTTTCACAAGTACAACAACAGCGGTGGATGTGTTGACAACAGCAATGAATGCTTATGGTAAATCAGCAGGAAGTGCTGACCAAATAGCAAACAAACTTGTTAGAACACAGAACTTAGGTAAAACAACTGTTGATGAACTTGCATCTGCAATGGGTAAAGTTATTCCAACAGCTTCTTCAATGGGTGTCAATATCAACAACTTGACATCAGGTTATGTTTCACTTACTAAACAGGGTATTGCAACAGCAGAAGCAACCACATACATGAACAGTATGTTCAATGAATTGGGTGATTCAGGAACAACACTTGGTGGTGTCATCAAGGAAAAAACAGGAAAGTCATTCCAAGAATGCATGAATTCAGGAATGTCACTTGCTGATGTTCTTCAAATCACAAAGCAGTATGCAGATGAAAATGGTATTTCCTACAATGAATTATGGTCATCTGCTGAAGCAGGAAAGGCAGGTCTTGCAATCCTGAATGGTGGTGTTGATGAATTTAACAAGACAGTTGAAACAATGGCATCTGATACAGATGATGTCGGTGAAGCATTGGAGAAATTAGAAACACCATCAGTCAAGGCACACAAAGCAATCAATCAGATTAAGAATAGCGGTATTGAATTAGGTACTGCATTCATTGGTGCTTTAGCACCAACACTTGAAAAAGTGTGTGGGGTTGTGGAAAAAGCAACAACATGGTTCAGCAGTCTTGATGAACATACTAAAACCATGATTGCAACAGCAATGGGAATTGGTGCAGTTGCTTCACCTGTTTTGATTATCGGTGGAAAAATCATCAGTGGTATTGGTTCAATGGTTGGTAAGATTGGAACAGCTATATCAACCATATCATCACTGTCAGGTTCTGTTGGTGGTCTGTCAGGTGTCCTTGGTGCAATCACAAGTCCTATTGGATTGGTAGTGGTGGCAATCACAGCATTGATTGCAATTTTTGTTGCATTGTACAACACCAATGAAGATTTCAGGAACACTGTTCAGTCAGCATGGGCAACCATCAAAGAAACAATCAGCACTGTTATTGAAGCAGTGAAAGAATTGATTTCAGCATTCATTCAGCTTGTCAAACAGGCTTGGGATGCTTGGGGTCAGGATATTATCAATGTAGTAACAAATGCATTCAATTATATCAGCACATTTATTGATTCAGCATTGAAGATTGTTCAGGCAGTCATCCAAACAGTGACAGCACTACTGCTGAAAATGTTTCAGCAAAAGCAAACCTTGATGCATTAAGAAGTGAAGACTTCAATGCACAGGAAATTCTGTCAGG